ATGTGCTTCAGCGTGTTCTTCGACCGTTAGTTCAATTATATTTGATGGGTCATCAGTGCCACCCATATGTCGTGGTATAATATGATGCTTATGCTTTTTTATTTTTATTCTCCCTTATGAATGAAGTAAATGACGGTAGCTAGTCTTCAAGGGAAAGACAGGGTAGCTACTCCTTTTCACCACCGCCATTTATACTTATAGAGCTTTATTAGCTGGTGGTGCCCGGCGATTCCCAGTACTGAACCTGGAAGGTTACAGTAAATTCTTCAATTGCTGCGGCAGGATCATATGCCAGATCAATTGGAGAAATATCGGTTGGGAAACACCCACGGAAGTTGTAGGTTTTCAGGACACTTGCATCACGGTCTAACTGTTCAATAACCAGATCAGCCTGGTAATCTACTGGGTTTGTAAGACCAGTGTTAAGAGAGTGAGCATTGATTCCATTCATCCAACGTTCCATAGCATTACGAACGTTGAAGTCGGTGTCGTTAATGATGGTTGCTGTCCATACGTCAAACGTACGATCACCAGCAATTTTCAGTTCACGACCACGGAATGGTACAATGATTTCCTGCATGATAGAGCCAGGAAGCTGAGCTGCCCGACACATAAACGATGTGAGTTCTACATCACCTGCAGCATAACCTGGAAAGTTGATCGTTGCCTTGAATAGATTAGGTCTAGCACCGCCACCTTTCAGTTTTGCCTTGAAGTCATCGACTCCTAAAATAGCCATTGCTTATATCTCCTTAGTTAAGCGGTTTAGAACGAAAGACCTACTACTTCTTCAAAGTCAACGCCTGTACGAGTAGCTACGAAATTCAGCGTTACGTAGTTAATAGAACGTGCTGGCTTAATGAAGATAGTAGCAATGAATTCATTACGATCAATAATCTCTGGAGTGTTGTTAGTCTCGTCACACACCACGCGGAAGTCAGTAATACCACGACGCCCTTTTACCTCTCTGAGGAATGGCTCAACGATGTTAACAAACTGTGCTCTGGTAAACTCATCGTTGAATTCAAAGAGTACAGATTTAGCGGCTTCAGAAATTGCTCTTTCCAAGGTGAGGAACAAACGACGTACGTTAATACGGTCGAATGCCGATGGTCTATCCTGCATGGTCTTATCGCCAAACAGAGTAATACCATTACCTGGAAGGTTAGTAATTGGGTTGACACTAGCTCTGTAAAGTCTGTCTCTTTCTGCCTTATTAGGAGAGTGGAGAATATCGGTAACACCGAAGTACAGACCTCTTGTAAGACCAGCTGGCGAGAACCAAGGAGCATTAGTATGATCCGTTTGAGCCATCAGACCAGCAGTTGAAGAGTTAGCAGGGATGTAAATGTATTCGTCGTTGTACTTATCGAATACCTTAAGCCAGTTGTTATCCAAGAAGCAGTAGTTGCTCTGAGTAATGCTGTTAGCAAACTCGACAGTTTCTGTTACTGGATCAGTAGCTGTGAGATCTTGCTTAGGTGGCGAAGCAACTACAACACAATCTTTACGAGTAACTGCAGCGATGCTGATCAGGTCGTTAATGATTGTTTTTGCAGCACTATCGTCCTGAGCCTGAGAACCGCTGGTTGCTACTGGCGGGGAGATCAAAAAGTCTACAGTGTATGCATCGACATCTTCAATTGTGTCGAAGCCTGTGGCAACATCACCTTCGTTTAGCGTGTTAGTGTCTGCACCTGAAGAGAGGTTAATAGTTTTGATGTTAGCTACAGCATCTGCTAGAGCATAGTTTTTAGCATCAACAGCAGCGTCACCTGCGCCTGCAGCATCGTAGTCAGAATCAATGTTCTGAGCGTCTACAAGCATAACATAGTTAGACTGATTGTTGATAACGTCTGCAATGTAGTTAGTAGATCCGTCTGGATTCTTTGCGTTAGATGCAAGAGAGAGGAATGGGAATGTTTCCAGGATAGTTCCTTTAGTCCCTGTAAACTCACCATCAGCATCAAGTACTGCAACGTGTACTTCATCGTCACTAGCACCGATGCTATTAGCGAAGAAAGAAGTTCCTGGTGCAGAAGTAAATTCGTTTCTAAGATTTAATTCCCAGTTATCGAAAGCAGAGTCGGTAGCGGTCTTTGGGCAGAGCTGAATCTGCAAAGAGTTACCAAGAGCACCAGCGTACTTTGCCATGAAGCCATGGTTCTGTGTAGCAAGTGTACCAGCTTTGATTGTATCAAAGTGGTCATCGTTTCTTACCAGTGTAGCACTTCTGCTAGCAAAGAACGAGTCAGCAGCGTTAGCGCCACCGTCATCAAAGGCGTTCACTGCATTAGAGTCTACTTCACGAATAACGAGAAGCTCACTAGAATACTTAGAAAAGTATGCTGCACTGTGGAAAGATACGCTGTTATTTTTATCTGGAGCTGCAAACTTAGCTACCAAAGTCGACTCGTTGTCGATGTATGTTGGTTTTCTTACTGGACCCCAGCGAAAGTCGCCCACGTAAGCACCAGTCGACGTGGCAACGTTAGGCACAATACCAGTAAGATCGATCTCACGGGTAACTACTGCTGGAGACAGCGAAGGCGTGAAGAATGCCATTTTGTCTTCCTTTTTTCATTTGAATTAAATTATAAGCATATCATTATAAGCTATTTCAACCATATGGATATTTATAATTATACTAATTTAGAACAATTCTGTACGTTCTGTCAACTGCCAAACCTGGCCATCGATAGTCTCAGTATCATCTTCTTTACCATCATCAATAAAACCAAATGGAACTACTTCATCTTCAATTTGTTTCATCTTTTCCTCATACAACATTTGTTTTAAATTAACATCTGTGTTATTCAGGAATGACTGACTTCCAACATACCATGCAAATAACACCAAGTTCATAACCAAGTCATCATGGTTGCCATCAGATGCTTCAAAGGAATCACGCCTTGCTTCAAAAGTAGAACATTCACTAATTGTATCTAAGTCAACAATATGCAGTCGTTTTTCTTCAATCAAGTCTTTGAGATTAGAACAACCAATACGTTTAACTTTACGATTCATAGTCACACCAATAGCGTTCGCTTTAATCATAGACTCTACATGTACATTTTCATATTCAATATCATAGTAAAGACCATTGGCTACTACAGAACCTGCATCATTCGATTCAATAATAACATATGCTTCATTATATTTCTTTGCCCATTTATGAATAATGTCTGGAAAAAGAATAGGTGAAATCATATTACTTCTATAACAAGCTACTTGTTTAAATGGTCTACTAGAAATATCAATAATATTAAATGTAGAATAATCTTGACCACGACCTTTAGCAACATCTACTGACATAATATAATCATGATTTGCTTTTGGTTCTTCATAGACTTTTACATTATCAAGGTCAACGATAGGATTTATTGCTTTCATATTCATTAGTGCATCAGCAGAGATAAGTGTATTACCTGTCCCGAAGAAGGTATTTCCAAATTCGACCTGAAATTGAAGTTCCGAGGTATTTGAGATAGTTTGTTTCTTCCACTCTTCATCACGCCCTGGAACGTCCCACCAGTCTACTCTGAAGGGTTTAAATTCATTTGTCTCTTGTACAGCACCCTCATAAATTTTATGAAAGATATTTCCGATACCATTCGCAGTAGAAGTAATAATTACCCTAGAAGTTTTACCAGATGAAATAACAGGATAGGTAGAGGTATAGAATGTTGCTGCATCTTCTACAAATGCAAATTCATCAAGAAATAGTAGATTAACAGACAGGCCACGAATAGAAGAACCAGAAGTTGCTGCTGCCATAATTCTAGAGTTATTTGAAAATTCAATAGAACCTTTGTTGAGTGCTTTAGTGCCGGGTTGTAAAAAGAATGGAACATTCTCAAGTGCAAGAGTAATCCGAGAAAGCATTTCTCTAGCAGTTGCACCTTTGTTTGCTAGAACAGCAATAGTCTGATCAGGATGGAATAGTGCATACCATAGAATATACATACACGAACTAATAGACTTGCCAGATTGTCTACAGGCTAATACAATCGAAAATCTATTATCTTGGAAGTGCTTGAACATTTCTTTTTGATAAGGATACATCTTAAAAGGTGTTAGACCTTTATCTAGATTAATTACCTTGCCGTATGTTTCTGCAAAGTATACAGGGTCTTGCATACATCTTTGGTATTCAACAATGTCCTCTTTAGTCCATCCCTGTTCAACACCATCTTTTTTGACCTGCGCATTACCGAGATATGTGTTTTTTTCATTCATTTTTTATAAATCTTTTTGCTAGTTTATGGAGTGTATAGAACCAAATCCCGTTAATGATGGGTTCTACAATTGCATCAATAGCCGCTAACTCCATAGCTGCACCTGTAATTAACCAGTTGCAGATTGTGGCAATAAAGATATGCCCAATAGTATAAATGATTGCTAATGCAATACTAGACTCGCCAATGAGTCTTTTAAGGAGT